GGGATGGGTGGGGGACACGCTGTCCCGCCACCCGACACAAAAACAAAAAAAGGGACACGGCGCAGTGCCGTGTCCCCTTCGGGCGGTCACAGTTCGACCATGTTGCCGCCAGCGACGGCTTCGCCGTTCACAGCGCGGACTTCGAGCGACGAGATGCGCCCGAACTTCTTGACGGCGACGAGACGGCACTCCGTGCCGCAGGGAGCGGTGAAGGTTCCCGAGAGGTCGACCGTCCCAAGGACGGTCCACGAGACCTCCTTGCCGTCGATCTTCGCGGTCTTCGTCTCGGGTTCGCCGATCAGGATGGTCAGCGTCATCTTGTGCGCGGTCTTCGGCTTGTTCATGCCCTGCTCGGAGAGCAGTTCGTGAGTGCTGATGCCGACCAGAGGGTTCTTGACGAGTGCGGACTTCGGTGCGTTCTTGCTCATTGTCATCTCCTTGAAACAGAATGAACCCCACATCGGGGTTCGCCACCCTGACCCTTACGGCAACCTACACCCCCCCTCCCAACCGCCGTAAACCCTTGCAAATCAAGGACTTATGCGACCCATGCCGCGCCGTGACCTGCTTACTTGCGCTCTTTCGTTCGGTGTCCGTTCGGTCTGCACCCCCCCGAAGCCCCCTCGCGGGCGGTCAGATCGGCGGGGGAAAGACCCTTTTTGTCTGGCAATTTTTTGCCAAACCTGACCAACACCTTTTTGGGGGGTGGCAGCCGTAAACCCTTACGGCACCGGCTCCCATCCCCCCACTGACCATACTGTCATACTTTCCCCTACATTCATAGGAGGAAGTATAGAGAGAGATAGTTGTGGCGAAAAGCTGTCAGTCCGTTTACCTGTCAGCCGAGATCGTCGTCTTGGTCCTTCTTCAGCGAAAGACCCCCCAACGCCCTCGTACCTTCAGCACCTTTCCTGATCCTGCTGAGATCCCAGCTACTTTCCGCCACAATTTTCATGAGCAGTTGGTTGTCAGCCACGTGCAACCTGACGTTATTGACCCTGCACCAGTCCTTCCACTCCCGCCTCACGAGCTCGTTTGCCACCGCTCCCTCCCGATTCCGGACGAACCGAGCCTCGAGGAAGTAATCGAACGGGTTGTTCGCCAGGTGATAGTCCCTCACCACGGTCTTCCCGGAATCAGTGGGGGTGAACTTCTCTCCGTCCGGAGCCCCCTCCAACCGGATCGCCCCCCTCAACGCCCATACCGCGATCCCTGCCAGCTCACCCTTCAGCACGTCCATCAGGTTGTGCTGCTCCTTGCCCTCGAAGCTCTTCTCGAACGGCAGCACCAGCATCTTCCCGCTCAGCCCCCGGCCCTTGTTCGGCAGCTGTGGAATCTCATTGGACTGGACCCACGGCGCCGCCTGCACCACGACGTTCCGCATCTGCCGCTTGTACTTCGCATTGATGCTGATCGGATCCCGACCCAGCACGTTCTTCAAGACCCGCACCGCGACCTCGCCCTCCCGGGAATCGAGTTCGCTGACCTCCGAGATGCACAGCACCCGCGCGAACTCCAGCCCATCCAACCCAAAGTTCCCCGCAATCTCATCCAAACTACTGCCCACGAACCCAGTGCCCCCCACGAGCCACCGCATCACGGTCCCGATCGTTCCCTTGCCGGCCCGGATCTTCCCGTGGAACAGCATCCACTTCGCATAGCGCCGGTGGCTCATCATCGAGTAGCCCATCCACCGCTGCAACAACTCAACCCACGCCGGATCCCCACCGCTCCACTCCTTCAAGCACTGCTCCCACCTCGGGCACTGAGCCGTCATGTCCAGATCCACGTCCACGACGCACGGATCGAACCACTCGGGCCCGCGCGGAACGCACACGATCCCTCCAGTCTCCGCGCTCAGCTTCACATCGACGATCACGTCCCGGAACGCCACCGCGCAGTGCGGGTCGCTCAACCTGTCCCTGTAGTCCGGGCACAGCCACTGCGGCACTTCAGCACCAGCCACCCGTGACAACGCCTCGATGGCCCGCACGATCCCGGACACCTTGAACTCCGTGGGCCCGTACCTCTCGACCACGAGCCCGTTCGGGTCGTCGCTGACGTGCAGATCCTCGGTCCACCTCCACACCGCATCCTCAAGCCACTGCCGGTCCCGCTGCACCCACTTGCCGCCGTACCACTCGAAGATCCGTCCCTGGACCTCCTTCAAACCCATCCCATCCTCGAAGCAGACCTTCAGCATCGCCCGGGCCACCTTCATTGGCTCGGTTGTCCTCAAAGGGTTTTGTTGTGTACCCAGTGTCATCTGATTATCCTTTCAGTAGGAGCTCTCATGTCTCAATACCCACGCGGCTTCAATCCACTCGACCCGGCCGGCCGGCGCCTCAACCGTACCCTCGGCACGGACCTCCGTGACCCGACCTCGTTCCTCGAGCAGCTTGCTGCCCGCAAGGCCGTTCCAACCACGCCAGTCGCAGCGAAAAAGCCAAAGCAGACCACGCCGGAACAACCGGCAAAGTCTGCTACTTCCACGATGACTACTGGTCAGGATCCCCGCTCCGGCGGCCCTGCTCCGACTCCGCGACCTGCTGCTCCTGCTGCTCCGTCTGATTCGATGACTGCTGCTCGTGCTACGTATGAGTCTGAACTTGCGGCGTTTGCCGAGCGCGAACGCATGGGCTCCCCTGTGGACCCCCTCACCCGCAAGCGGGCCCTTCAGCGCTACGAGAACAATCTCGGCCGCATCAAGGCGATTCAAGCCCAGGAGGACCGAAAATACCGCTTCAAGGAGGAAACCCTCGCAAAGAACGCCAAGCGGGAAGCCGCCAACGCGAAGGCCAACCAGATGGCTGGCGAAGCCCTCGCATCGTCGACCGCCCGGCTCGAGCAGTCTATGCAAACTGCCCAGCCTGTCAAGAGCATCGACGAACTAAATGCGGAGTACACCCGCAAGCTCGGCCAGGACTACGCCGCCCAGCAGGCCCAAGACGCTGCCGCAGCCTCGAAGGTCAACGCCGCCGGCCAGGACCTCACCGCCAGGATCAGTGGGGGTGCAGACTGGCTGACCAAGGCCATCGACCGCTCCGTCTCCACGCTGCAGGAAGCAGCCCGCAAGACCCCCACTGGCCAGGTGTCCGAGCTCGTTGGTCCCCCCACGAGCCTGATGTACACGCCGGACCAGCAGCGCATCATGAACGCGCTCTCGCAGGTCGGCCAGTTCGAGCGAGACCTCCGTCGAACCCCTGGCACCATCAACTATTCCCGTGAAGACTTCGGTCCTGGGTACCTCCTCGACAAGGCCGAAGCCGAACAGGCGGCCGTCGACAAGGCTGCCCGTGACACCTTTACCCGCCTGTCGCAGCGTCCTCCGCTCGCAACGCCTTCCGTCCCTGAAGTGCCGGACAACAACCTTACCGATACCCAGATCGAACAGTTCTCCGCTGGCTACGCTCCAGGCCGTCCCATGACGGACACCGAGATGGAGCGAACTCCCGGGATCCCCATTCGTCGTCAGTTCACGGATACCCAGATGGAGCAAAGCCCGACACTGCCGAAGAGCAAGCGGCAGAAGCTTGCCGAAGATGTTCGTACCGCCAACGAATACGGCATCTCGGTTGATGACTTGCGTGGACTGCAAGACATGCGTGACGCGATCCTTTGGAACTTGAGCCAGTGAGCAAGAAGAAGCGAGGCATGTCCTTCAGCCTGGGCGGCGGGCTCCGCTGGGTCCACGAGTCGCGGTTCTGCGACGAGCTCCAGCTCAGCCCGAAGGCGTTCCGCCGGCTGTGCCGGCAGCTCGGTGTCCCGATGCTGCACATCCACGAGGACTGGCTCGTCAACCTGCACATGTTCCGCATCGGGCTCTGGGCCGCCTGCCGCTTCGGCCAGCCCGACTTCCTCGTGCCCGGCTGCGAGCAGATCTCGAAGGGCCGCAAGCCCTCCCGTCACCAGGCAACTTCCGTGTCCCGCGAGTACATCGAGCAGAATCTCCCGATGCTTATCGAGGAGATCAACAAGGCCCGCGTCATGGACGGCGTCGAGCTCGAGCAGCGCACCATCGACGAGTCCCGTGACGCCGCCCGCCGTATGCTGAACCTCCTCAACCCCAGGACCTGACCCATGGCCAAGTTCGCCGTCATCGCCCGACAATCCCTGATCGACCTGCTTCGCGCCGTTAAGAAGGGTTCTCTTAGAACTGTGGACGAAGGCAGATACGCAGGAGAAGGGGCCTTAGAGCAGTATTCCAAGTGGAAGAAGAATGTGCCTGGTAGGACCGAAGCCATGAAGGCCTATCGGTCCAAGACCGGTTCATCCCTATCCCCCGACAAGGTGTTGATTCCTCGCGGACTGCTAAACGATCTTCGAGGAGCCCGGTCCTGGAAGCAAGGGGACGAGATGCCCTTCAAGACGGAAAGGGAGAAAGTACGTCTTTCCAAAACGAGAATGAACTCAACAAGGGATCAAGAGGTCTGACATGCCGTTCAAGTCGAAGGCCCAGCAAGGCTACATGTTCGCGAAGATGCCGAAGACCGCCAAGCGATGGGCAAAGGAAACCCCCAACATCAAGGCGCTTCCAAAGCGCGCCGCCAAGAAAGGCACCAAGCGATGATGGTCCCCATCTCCGAACAGGTCTTCGTGCCGGTGAACCGCATCAAGCGGATCTCCTTCTTTGCCGACTACGCCCTCATCAAGTACGAGGACCACTCGGAGGAGAAGATCGAGGGCGAGGACGCTACCCGTCTCCGCGACTTCCTCCTTACCCGCTGGGGCCTCTGATGGCCGCGAAGAAGAAGCGCTTCAACTTCAAGGCGGTTCACAAGAACCCCGAGGGCGGCCTCAGCGAAGCCGGCCGTTCGGCCTACAACCGCGCGACCGGCGGCAACCTCAAGGCTCCGCAGCCCGAAGGTGGCCCCCGCCGCAACAGCTTCTGCGCCCGCATGCGCGGCATGAAGAAGAAGCTCACCTCCTCGAAGACCGCTGCCGATCCGAACTCCCGCATCAACAAGAGCCTCCGGGCATGGAACTGCTGACATGGCCAAGCTGCCCCCACTGAATGGAAAGCCGAAGAAGCCCTCCAAGTACGCGCCCAAGAAGTGCCCCGAGTGCGGCGAGGAGCTGGACGAGGAAGGCGAGTGCGAGGAGTGCGGCTACGGCTGCGAGGAGTGCGAGGCCGAGAAGGAAGCCGAGAAGCAGATGGAAATCAAGCTCTCCATCTTGCTGCCCGGCGGCGACTGAGTACACTGTTCACAAACTGACCGGCTCGTCGCTGGTTCTCACAAGGAAGAAGTCATGAAGAGCAAGAAGAAGACCGCCACCCGCATGCCTCCCAAGAAGGCCGCCAAGAAGTTCATTCCCAAGACCCGTGCCCGCGTTGGCTTCGGTGGCGGCGGCAAGACCGCCAGCCCGACCAACCCCTATTGAGGTGAACCATGCTCTTTGACCCCAGGATTCTCGAGCAAGCCACCCGCGTTGGCTTGGGGACGATCGGGGAGACTGGTGCGGTCGAGGGCACTCAGTTTGGCCGGGGTATAAGGCGCAGGGAAATCGGACTCGATCCGATGCCCCGCATCTACTACCCCGGCCAAGCTGAACTACTGCAGGACATCGGAAAGGTTCGCGCGACCCAGGATCCAAAGCTGCTGCAAGGCGCGATCCAGGGCGTTCTTGATGCTCCGTTCGAGGAGACCTTCGGGTTCACCCGTACGCCGCTCGGTGCAACCGTCGAACCGTTCTTCAAGGTCAAGGTCTCTCCGGACCTTCCGTTCTCGCAGTCCTCCATCTTCCCGATCCTCAACGATCCTAAGGAGACGGAGGACATGTACAAGCGGTTCATCTCGTACGCCGAGAGCAAGAAGTACAGCGCGACCGCGAAGGAGATCCAGAAGGGCTATCTCGATCTTCGCCGCTTCAACAAGGACATGTCCGTGCTGATGGAGCTCGGACTTGCCCGTGGAGCCCAGCCCTACGGTCCCACGTTCGCCAGCGCATTCAAGCATTCCCTTCTTCTATATTCTGCCGCCATTCCGCCGGGATCGGCGACCCTTGGCTACATGATCAAGGACCCCCGGCTGCAGACGACGGTCGGCGAACCAAAGCCAAGGCCGTACCGTGGGCCGCGTGGGGAGGGTGTGCTTGCGCGGGACACCCAGCTGATGAAGCGGTTTGCGGAACTCGGCATCCTGAAGGCGAAGGGTCGCCAGGCCGGTGGTCCGCTGACGGCCGATGCCATCCGGATGTTCCAGACCGTGCTTGGTCCGTCCGTCGGTCTGCGGATGGGCCGTGGGCTCAACGAGGTCCCGCTGACGCCGACCGTGCCCGGCGAGAACCCGATGATCGACCGCGCCCGTGCGGCCGCCACCAAGGACATCCGTGCCCAGTCGAGCGCTGAACTCCGTGGCCTCGTGACCCCCGAGGTCGCGCAGCTGGATCCGCAGGCCAAGTACGACCGCGTGGTCACAGTGCTGAAGTCGCGGCTGAGCCCGTCCGAGTTCAACAACGTCATGATCGACGCCGCCGGCGGACGCCCGCTCTCGGAGGCCACCCAGGTCCTCAACAACCTCGACCCCGAGACCCGCACCAGGGCGCTCATGCGATCAGTGGGGGCTGCAAAGGGACAGGACGCCGTGGTCCAGACCCTTGAGGAAGCGGCAAGCACTTCGGCTGCCCGCGCCAAGCAGAAGGTGAAGCCGACGCAGACCCGCCTGACGACGCAGTCGCTCGAGGCCGGTGTGCTCACGCGCGAGGAAGCCGTCAAGCAGGGCAACAAGATCGCCCGCCAGATGAAGCCTATCGTGGGGGCCATGAAGAACCCGGCGCTGGTGTTCACGCTGGCTGCGATCCTGTCGGCAGGCATGATGTCGGCGATGGAGGAGGGCGCATGAAGGAGAAGAAGCCCGTGATCGAGAACGGCGAGGACGTGATCCGGTCGATGTTCTCGATCGACGGGGTGGCCGCCGCGATCCAGCGCTCGGGCTTCGATGTCGAGGAGGAGGTCTCCATGTACATCGACATCGCCCGCAACTCGCTCGAGGACAACACACGGCTTGCCGCCCTTCAAAGATTGAACAGGCGTGTACGAGAAGTTGCTGAAGTGAACGGCATGATCTCGACCGGATCTGTTAGAATGGTGTCCCATGAAGAAGACGGAACCCTCATCGAGCAGACCCGATCAGAATCCCGGCTCCTCTCCCAGGTCCGAGGCTTCAACCTCCCTGCAAAGTCCCGTATTGCCGACCGGGTCCTACCACCCGCTTCCGATCAAGATGCTCGAAAGGCGCCTGACGGAACTTCGTGACGAGGACTTCGCCCGCTGGGGCGCGTACACCCTGGAGGACCTCGGCATCATCGAGGTCGACAGGGTCATCGGCAGTGCCGCCGGTTTCGGACGCAAGATCCGCGAGAGGATCTGCATCGCCGATGGCTCCGAGCTGAAGACGAGGTGGCGCAAGATCGCCACCCGCATCCTGTTCGATTCGCCGGGCACCAACAACCCATCGGCGCTGATGGCGACCATCTGCATGATCGCGGCCAACGAGGTCTACGTCGAAGGAATCCTCGATGCCAAGGAAGCCCAGTAGAACAGTGCGCGTGGACGAGCAGACGCACCGGGACCTCCAGTACCTCTCGGCCCGCTACTCGCTGACGACCGATCGGTACCACAGCCTGGCCGACATGGTCCGCATCGGACTGACCCTGGCGACGATCGAGCTTGAAAGGAGGGAACATGCCCGTGAAAGACATCGAACATCGACTGGCGGAGATGAGGGAGTTCTATCCGTCTGACGACCACATCACGCTGGACGAGGCGATCGAGACCATCAAGCGGCTCCGCCAGCAGGTCCGCAAGGCCTGGTACGTCCCGGCCCTCAAGGACACCATCGAGGAGCTGAACCCAGCCGCCATGTTCCTGGACGGCATGGATGACGCCCTGGTCGGATACGCGATTCAGTGGGGGTCTCCTGCGCTCCCGGTCTACGACGCCGACCGCATCATCGAGATCCTGTCGAAGGACATGGACTACGAGGAGGCGGTCGAGTACTTCAGCTTCAACATCGAGTGCGCCTACGTCGGTCCCGGTACTCCGCTGATCCTGCATCGCGCCACGGAGGAATGATGGAGATCAAGCGGATACCGACGCGCGACGAAGGGAACCCGAACTATCCGCTGCCTGCAGACTACGACTCGTTGAGCGCAGATGGCCAGCGCCTCGCGCGCGTGAACGCCTGCCGCCAGTGGCTCCTCACCGAGGATGATCCGACGAAGCGCGGCGACAACCTGGTATCGTCGGTGTGGTGGTTCGACCGCTACTACCTGTGGCCCGACGACGACGCCGACTTCAACCCGCTGTTCTACGACGACACGCCGCTCGAGACCCCTGACTTCCACTGGGTCCTGCTGCGGCAGTGGGCTGCGTACCGCATGACCGCAGCCGTCGCGCCCCGTGGCTCCGCGAAGTCGTACCTCAACTGCAAGGACATGCTGCTCCGGCTGGTGACGAGGCCGGCGTACTCGTTCGTGTACGCGACCAGCTCGCACCCGAACGCGCGGGAGGTCGGCGAGCGCATCAAGCGCCAGCTGATCCACAACAAGCGGATCCACGACGACTTCGGCCCTGAGTTCGAGAGCAACCGGATCGTGCCCCGCCGTGGCGAGGGATCGTTCAGCACCGAGCACATGGTGCTCAACAACGGCTCATGGCTCCGGTTGCTGAGCGCGTCGTCGAAGCAGCGTGGTGGCCGCCCCCGCCGGTACCGGCTCGACGACCCTGAGTACGATCCGAAGGCGTCGACGCCGATGTCGGTGCTCCGCGCCTACATCGACGAGCTCCTCTTCAAGATCGTGATCCCGATGGTCACGCGCCCGGACACGGGAGTGGACTGGGTCGGTACGTTCGTGTCGAAGCGCCACTACCTGTGGCATGCGATGCAGCTCCAGGAATCCCCGGAGGGAATGATCGCCAAGGACCCGCGCTTCAACCGCTGGTCCCGCCTCATCATCCCCGCCGGCATGGAGGAGGACGGCAAGATCGTGTCGTGCTGGCCGGACATGTGGCCAGCCACCAAGAAAGAGCGGCTCGAGATGGCGGCTACTCGCCCCCGCTTCAAGGAGTCGTTGTCGCTCGAGGAGATCCGCGAGTCGATCGGTTCCGCCAACTTCTCCTCCGAGTACATGGCGGCTCCCGGCGACGGCGTCGGCACGTTCTTCGGCGAGATGAACGAAACGCACTCGTGGTGGTTCGAGGAGATCGACGACTTGATCGACCAGCCTCTGGCCTCGAAGACCGTCATCTGCTGGAACGAGCGCAAGGAGGAGAAGTTCGAGACCAAGAAGATGCCGCTCTCGGACTTCCTGCGGGACTACAGCCGCATCTTCATGACGGCCGACACTTCGCACACCTCGACCACGGATTCCGACTTCAAGGTCTGCTGCCTGCTCGCCGTGACCCCTCAGAACGACCTGTTCGTCCTCGATCTCTGGGCCCGCCAAGGCCAGGAGTCCGAGTTGGTGAAGGCGATCTTCGAGATGGCTGATCGCTGGCGCTGCCCGACCGTGCACCCCGAGGTCATCAAGCAGGGCGTCTCCCTGTTCAACGCCCTGAACTCGATCGTGAGTACCCGCGCGAACGACATGGCCGGCGTCGCGCACCTGCCCAAGATCGTCAAGCTGAACCCTGGCATGGCGGAGAAGCAGGACAAGATCGCCGGCCTGCAGTTCCGGTTCGAGCACGGCAAGATCAAGCTGCCCTTGTGGCGCCGTGAACAGCTGCCGTGGCGCCACCTGTTCGACCAGATCGAGTCGTTCAACCCCGAGGCCCAGGACGGCGGCCTGGAGAAGGACGACTGCATCGACGCGGTCGCCATGTCCCAGTTCGTCCTTCGGGGCCGCCTGAACAAGATCAGCGGTTCCGTCTCCGCCAAGAGCCTGTTCGAGCGCCTGCGGGACGGCGACTTCTACGAGAACGGCCACCACGTGGGAGAGGGCTTGAACCTGGATGCCCTGACCGCCGCCCAGATCAACGAGATCCTCGATGCACGAACCCCATCCCCAATCGCAACCAAAGTCAACAAGATCTGACACGGTCGTCCCCCTCCCCCTGTTCGAGGCGATGGCCAGGTGGTACTTCGGTGCCTCCGTGGAGAAGGAACCCCCACTGGATCGCGGGATGGGTCAAACCATCACAATCTCCGATTCTTGGTTAGGGGTGCTCTGCCTGTCTTACTACGGCAACGGCCCCCGTCACCCATCGGTCAACTTGAAGCCCCTGGAATCAGTGGGGGTGGACAAGCCCGATCGTGACACCGTGATGCAGTATGTTCCCGTCAAGGAATCCGTCCGCATGATCCCCGGTGGGTATGCGGCCAAGAAGGCACAGGCACAACATGGCAACCGACCCAATCAAGCTGACCAAAGACCCGATGATGCTGGCTCGGATAATCGACGAGCACTGCGAACGGGAGCAGAATCGCCTGGCGTACCGCCGGGCGACGTGGCTGGTGGCGCTCTACTACATGATGGGGGCCCGTCAGTTTGATGTGTTCGACCCGGTGAGCGGCACCGTCCGGTACTCCTACCTCGACGACGAGGAGAAGATGGAGTTCCAGTCGAGCGAGCTCATGAGCGCGGTCGACAAGATCTCGGGACGGCTGAGCAGCATGGACTTCCGGCCGCTGGTGCAGCGCGTCGGTTCGTCGCTGAGCTCGATCAGGCAGCGGTCGATCGCGCAGATCATGCTGGACCAGGTTGTCTCGGAGCACCAGCTGCAGCGGATCGTGCCGCAGTTCAACCACGTCTTCGCGCTCCTGGGTTCGTGCGGCATCACCGGGCACATGGTGAACCACCCCACGGTGGGCATGACCGCCGATCTTGAGGTCGTGCATCCGATGGAGCTGTTCCCGTTCCCGAGCCTGACGCAGGATTACACGAAGCAGCGCGGGTTGCTGCGGCAGCGCATGGTGTCGCTCGAGTACCTGAAGGACGTGTTCGGGCCGAGGGTGGCCCGCAACAAGGATCGGCTCGAGTATTTCACGATCAAGCCCGGCGAGACCTTCGAGCAGCAGACCGCCAACGAGTACACGCTCGGCACCAACGTCGAGTATTCGGACAGCAAGGTCGTCGGTTCCGATCCGAAGTACGACGCGCTCGAGGTCGTCAAGGTGCGCGAGCTCTGGCTCAAGGGACCACGGGACACCGTGACCCGGTACGTGGTGACGAGCGGCGAGTACGTGATCCACGACGAGGACCTGGAGGGCCGCGAGGTCTACTGCCCGATCGGGTTCGCCCGGTTCATGGAGAACGGAACCTTCCACGGCGCCGGCGTCTTCGACCTCTTGTTCCCGCTGTGCCGCGAAGCCGAGAAGCTCCAGAAGCAGCTCTTCAAGAACGTGCACGACATCGACCGGTACGGCGTCCTCGTGCTGCCGCACGGATCGTTCAACGCGAACACGATGCTGCGCGACGTCGGCAAGGGACTGCGGGTGTTCCCGTGGGAGCCCGATCCGATCAGCGAGGGCTTCCGTCCGTTCAACATCACGCCGTTCAACTCGGGCGACGTGCCCGGCAAGATCAGCGCGTTCGCGGTCCAGCAGATCGACCGTCTCAATCCGATCCGCGACCTTATCGCGGAGAAGGGCCGGGTGGACTCGGCCACGGGATTGCAGTTCCTGGACGAGCAGGTCAACCGCGCCATGAACACCCCCACTGCCGGTGTGCAGCAGGCGTGGGGCGACTGCTACAGAAGCGTCCTCGCGGGCACGGTGCGTGAGGTCGTGTTCAGCCCGAAGACGTTCACGGTCGACCAGCTCACGCTGGATCTGGCCGGCGTCGTGGTTGATCCGGAGACGATGGCGGTGAGCTTCGAGCAGAACCCGCTGCCGTCGCTCGGGCAGCTGTCGTTCAAGATCAAGGACATCAACCCGAGGAGCAAGGTCGCCCGCAAGCAGGAGGCCCTCCAGCTCCAGCAGCAGTTCCAACTGGACCCGGACACCTTCATGCTGTTTGCGCTGAAGGAGGGCCTGGACTTCGCGATGTGGACGGACGAGCACCAGGCTGCGTACGAGTCCGTGGTCAGGAACTGCCTGCTGCTGTACGGTGACGGAACGACGCCGGGACAGGTGGTGCTGACGCCGCAGACCACGAAGCCCGAGATGCAGATCCGGGTGCTCAACTCGTTCATGGCCGGACCAGTGATGGCGGTCGCGACGGCGGAGGTGCAGAACGCCTTCATCGAGTACCACAAGACGCTGACGAGCTTTATGGGCTTGGTACTTCCGAACGCCCTTCCCAATCCTGACGATATGGCTATGCTGGGGCGGCTGGATCAGCAGATGGCCCAGCTCCAGGGCATGCAGCAAGGAGCACCTGGACCGCAGATGCCCCAGATGCAAGGGATGTAAATGGACCCAACCACCAAGATCACGCTTGAAGACGGAACCGAAGTCACGCTGGCGGACCTCATGCAGAACCGCAAGGACCTGCAGGAGGCGATCGGCATCAACGACACCCTGCAGAAGGACCTGCAGGAAGTCGGTGTGCTGTTCCAGGCCGGCATCACCCAGGACCGCCGGGAGAACGCGATCCGAAACGTGCTCGAGAACCTCGGGTACGAGGACCAGCAGATCACCCAGTACCTGGACGCAACCCGTCAAGTCGCCAACAGCCCCGATCCCGATCCCCCCGAGGACGAGGTTGAGGAGATCGAGCTTCCCGATCTCCCGGACGAAGAAGATGACATCGAAGATTCCAGTGGGGGTGAACAAGAGAGAACCATGAGCAACGAACAAGAGCAGCTTCTCCGGCAGGAGCTCGAGGCCCAGCGGGCTGAGCTTCACAAGATGCGGGTCCGTGAACTTCGGGAAAACCTGAACTCGGAGCTGAACCGCGCCTTGAAAGCGAACCCCGAACTCCAGAAACTCATTGAGAGCGCCCGCAGCACCAGGGGCGACGAAGGCGTGAAGCAGGCAGAGCAGACGCTCCGGGCACAGCTCGAGCAGCGCGCTCTCGAGCGCATGCAGGCTCGTCGTCAGAGTGCGGGAACCTTCGAGGACGCCTGGATGTCCGAGGAGGTAGAGAAGGCAGTCGAGCCCGTGGTGGGCACTTTCCGGTCGGTAATCGGCGACATCGACAAGCTCGGTCGGTCGTCGGAAACGGTCACTGGACTCGATGTGCAGGAGATTCTGCGCAGCAAGCCACTTCCTGCTCCGGAGTACAAGGCTGGAATGACCCTGACGGACGTTGAAGCGGACGTGAAGGCATTCGCCTCGGACACCATCAAGCGGGCGCTGGCATCTTCTCCAGGTGAATCCGTCGTCTAAGCAAGGAAACAAATCATGCCATTCGCAACAACCGGGTCGATCTTCGACCGTCAGTCAAACCGCATTCAGGAAGTCCTCAACAAGTCTCTCAAGGTGTTCCTCGCCGGCCTCGATCCGGTCTGGCGGGACAGCGTCGTCACCAGCCAGGGCATCGGCAACTCCGGCGATCTCGGCCGCGACCTCAAGATCACCAAGCTCTTCATGGGCAGCCTGACCGGCGTCATCGATCCGGGTCGTCCGTACGGTGAGCAGGATCTCTACGGCGACACGACCACTTCGCTGGGTTCGCTGATGCACACCCAGAACACGAACCAGGCGTACCCGAGCCCGCGCGAGGGTCCGAACGCCACGGCGTACCGGCTTGCGATCCCGATGAAGTCGCTCGTCACCAACCTGATGATCACCCTCGGTGAGAAGCAGGCTGATGCGACCCCGGCTCTCATCGACCAGGTCGTGGCCCCGAAGCTCACGGCGTTCGCCCGCAACATGGCGCACACCCTCTGCAACTACTGGTACCTGAGCCAGAACAGCTCGTACCGGCTCTGCACCACCTCAAACTGCGAGGTGATCCGGGTCCCGGTCTCTGGAAGCGTGGCGGTCCACTGGAAGATTCGCTTCAACCCGGCGAACTTCGAGACCCACCGGTTCACCCGTGGCCAGCGCGTGGACCTCATCGTCCCGGCGACGGGCGTTCGCTCCAACGATTCCACCGGAACCATTGGTTCTCAGACCCGCACCAGCCGGCGTCAGCTGATCGTCGAGAACGTGGATCCACTGCAGAACCGCGTCACCCTTGTCACCCCCAACGACGTCTACACCGACTTCTTCGACAAGGCTGGTACGCCGGCGGCGGTCGGCACCGGTGCGGTTCCGACCACTTGGACGGCAGAAACCGATTTCGATTCGATGGCGGTCGTGTACGCGAACACCACGATCAACGGCAGCAATGCGGGATCGAACACGTTCTCGGGCATCGCCGGCATCAACAGCTGGCTCAAGAACGGCAACGAGACCAACACCGACGGTACCAAGCTGCTCGGCAATGAGGCGGATTCGACCGACTTCATCGACGTGAACGACCGTCCGGAGTTCAAGAGCTTCAAGTACGACGTGGCCGGTGTGCTCACGGAGTACAACCTGAAGCGCTACCTCCAGCGCGTCCACTCGGCGTTCGAGCCGCTTGGCCACAACATCGACACGCTCATCGCTTCCGAGGGCGTGTGGACCGCGTACGAGTCCCAGAAGATCGGCCAGTACCGGATCGACCGCACCAACAAGGTGGCGTCGATCACGAACGAGGGCCAGACCGAAGGCTTCACCTTCAACTTCGAGGGCCACAACTACAAGGGCTACACCTCGCGTTACGTGGAGGGTGGCACCATGTACGGCATCAAGCTCGGTGGAAAGAACTGGAAGAAGTACGTTCCGCCGAGCCCGGCTGGCCTCTCGAAGATGAGCCAGGCCGATGCGTACGTTCCGTTCGAGTTCGTCGCGGGCGCCATCACCGGCACCAGCACGAACCAGCTCCCGATGTTCGCCATCAGCGGCTCTGACAACCTGGTCACGCAGGCCAGCCAGATGCCGGGTCGCATCCGCATGCAGCTCGTCCCCGACCAGGTCAACGGCATGAAGCTCGTTGGCATCGCCGAGGATCGTCTGTACATGCCGACCTCCGGCAACATCGCCTAACCCAACCGGGTACGGTACAATGGGGCCACCTCGTAAATGGGGTGGCCCCTATTCTTTGGAGTGAACCATGACGATGTCGGAAGACCAGATCTCTGCGTCCCTGCTGTTCGGGACCGAGGTGACGCCGGAGAAGTTCGAGTTGGTTCCGCCGTGCAACTGGCTCGAGTCCTTGCGGCGGAAGACCGGGTTGCCGAACCTGTTCGTGTACCGGCATCGGAAGACCGGGAAGTTCGGGCTCGGGCAGTGGACGATCGAGCCCAAGGTGTTCGGGCAGGGCATGGCGGTCGCCACGGAGATCTGCCTGTTCTCGGCGCCGCCAGGTCAGAATCCGAAGGATCTTCCGGACATGGAGTGGTTGTTGTGGCGCTGCAAGCCGGAGGAGGAGATGATGGATGAGATGAAGCGGAACAAGCTCCGCAAGTACAGCGAGAAGCAGTCGGCGCTGCTCGACCGTCGGGCGATGCTGGACGACATGGAGAAGGTGCTTCGGACCCGTGGACTGGACGAAGCCGCCGACAAACTGAGTCTTGATGATGTACCGGACGAGGGGCCGGAGCTGGATCAGATGCGTGAACTGCTGACCTGGGCTGCCTCCGGCAAGATCATCTCAACGAGCTGAATATGCACTCATCAGGATCCATCCTCAAGACGTACTGCGAGAAGGTTCGGCATTACCTGGACGATCCGGACCTGGACGCCAAGTACGACGACAACTACCTGGTGCGGTTCTTCCTGCCAAGCGCGATGACCGACGTGATCTCGCGGGTCTCGCAGATGTCGGACGCCCAGATCCTGTCGTCGTTCCAGATCACCGTCAACCCTGGGACGACGCACTACAAGTTGCCGCCGGCAGTGGCGCAGGTCGTCAGGATCGGGAGCATCGAAGCGCAGACAGGTCTCTTCATCGAGGACCTGAAGCCCCGCAACCAGTTTCACCTGAACGGTCCTGGATGGACGGTGCAGGGAAACGCGATCGTGTTCCAGCCGGCGGTCGAGTACACCAAGACGTACACGGTGGTGTTCGTGCCGAGCGGCGACATCCAGTGCCATTACGTGTCGACGGCGACCGGTGCGCTCACAGGCACCGCGCAGTTCATCCTGCCGACCACGCTGACGCTGGGCACCTTGGACAAGCGCCCGAATGCGTACCAGGGTTCGTATCTGCGGATCTTCGGCGCGAACGTGACCGACGAGATCGTGATCGCGGGTTACGACGCGGACACGCGCGACGTGACGCCTAGCATCACCCCCGTCAATCCGGCGGGCCCGACGTACTTCTACAGCTACGAGATCGTGCCGTTCCTGCTGGAGCCGATGATCGACGCCATCTCGATCAGTGCGGCCATGCGCGCGGGCGTGGGCCGCAAGATCAACCAGGCCCACATGCAGTCGTTGATGCTGGCGTACAAGCAGGCGATCAAGACGGCGCATGACACGCTGGCCAACATGAATGGCCGCGTCGGCAAGAGCTTCTTCAGCCCGACCATCGACAGCACCCCAGGCTTCTACGTCGGGCCCTCCATCGGAACCAGCAGCTCCGGCGGATCCAGTGGGGGTCTCTGCGACTGTGACGATGTCGCAAGCGCGACCACCCAGTCCCAGATCCTTGCGACGGTGGATCAGATCCTTGCGGCCTTGCAGGATGGCGTGAGCGGAGGAACCTGGAACAACAACCCATGATCTTGCCGTACGTCTACGATCCCGTTACGCAGGATCTCTGGCTCTACGAGTCGGTGACGATCTCGTGGACCAGTCCGAGCCCGGGCTCTGCGACGATCAAGCGGCCGTACGCCTGGAATCCGAACAGCCCGCTCTATGGGTACCGCAAGTCCCTTTCGGGCATGACTGCTCGTCCCCGTCAGCTTGGTAATCCTGGACCACAGGACCCACCGTACACAACGATCAACGATCCTGCGAACCCGGTCAATCAGCCGGTGTACTACAACTCGTTTCCGTTTGCGCAGTGGGTCGTTTCCCGTCGGTTCATGACGATCTGCTCCCACTGCTATGGCTACTTTGGCGACCGTAACCCGTCGAAGATGTTCATCGGAGTAGGTGCATCTGGGCACTACCAAACCGGAAGCTACCTGCATGCCGTGATGACGCAGGCGTTCCGCTGGATCGACGGAGACAACCAGCTGATCCAGGAACTGGACCCCACGTTGCTGATGGCAGGGTACACCACCGACTTGACCAACTATCCGGGGATGGTCAACAGTTCGGACACTGCCTTGGTTGAATCGTATGAGGACCTCAAGGCTCCTCCGATCAAGTATGTCGATATGCGGTCAGTTCCTGCAGGAACCGTCGGCTGGGAGCTTGACAGCAACCACAAGATCATCCGGGCGCGGTTCAACAAGTGCTTTGTCGACAGTCGGTCTGTCCCGCAACCTGACTACACGCTCTTGAACCCTGATGGATCTGAGGCCTTGTATGTATTCCCGACCTTTGAAGGGGATAGTTCAGGCACGATCCTGGTTGAGTTGGTTCCTCCTTCGACGAAGGAGGCAGGCGATGGGGTGCTGGCCTGGGCTATCGGGGGCAGAAGCTCCTCAAGCTGGCTTACTCGGGACAGCGTCGGAACCATCGCCACCACTCCACCGCTGGAGCCGTATAACGATCTCCTGGACTACATGGCTTTCAGGGGCTATCCAATCCCGGAGATCGAGCTTGTGCCTCGCAGATGGCGCGCTGGCACCGAGCTTGTTGAACAGCAGATCTTGACCGCCGTACAAGGGATTTCACTCGAATGATCATCGGACCAATCTCTCCAACCCGTTTCGTACCGGCGACCACCAAGGCCCCCGAGCCGGATCTGTCGGTCAATCAAGAATGGACCACGGGTCAGTTGCTGCAGTGCCTGCAGACCGGGCGCATCTGGGTCGTGGGCACCGCCAACGGGACCACCACGCAGCAGGTGCGACAGGTTCTGCCGTGGGTTCGTCAGCTTGTCGCGACCCCCACTGTCGGCACCCAGATCGTGAACAACGGCGGCGTGATGAAGGTGCAGAAGGAAGCCACTGCCGGAGTCACCTTTGGCGAGTTGAACCTGTTCGACACGCTCAAGGTCGACAGCAACGGCGGGGTCATTACGCCCGGGTTCTCCGGCATTGCTTGCTTCGATGAGACAAATAGCCTCAACATTACCAGCGCTCAAACTTTTGTCGTCGAGGATTCTGACGAGCTCTTGTCGACAAACTCATCGGCTCCGACGGTGCTCTACCACGTCAGCCAAGATGCAAATGGGTGGGTTCAGCCGTCCCGGCCAGCACAATATCTGCTGACGACAACCAGGCAGTTCTACCACAACAATCCCTATGTCGTGCACATGGCGATCGAGTACACGCCGAACATTCCTATCGGTGGATCAACGTATTACCCGTTGATCTACCATTCACAGTCCAGCTCTGGCGGGTACATGTCAATGACCTTGACGGCCTTTGCCCCCCTCGGGGGCTCGCAGGGGTGGTTCAGGGTTCGTGCATGGTCATCCGAAGCGGGAGTTTTCCACCGTCCCTACTCCGGTGTCAACCAGTGGCCAAGCAACCCGGCGTCTCCCAATGCGGGGTATCTGGTCCAAAGCCGGTCGAACATGGTGGCGATCCAGGTAGTTTGATCAGGAGGCGTCATGGCTGATGAACAGCTGAATGACGCGAACCGGGAGTTCGAGCAGATCTTCCCGACGTTCGCGAACCCAGTGACCCAGCGCTTCGTCGAGGGGTTCCAGGTTCGCACGTTGGTGCCTGGCATGCGCATGATCGGCGCCACGGCGTACACATCGCCCGGCGATGCAAGCGGTCAGTTCGGTCCTTCGCCGGCGACCAACCTGTTCCTGATGGGTGCCAACGGCCTCGGCGATCCCGGCGCCCTTGTCTTCAACCTGTTCAACCTGCCAAACCCCACTGTCCCGAATCCCGGGGTCGAGCCACCGATCGGTCCAGAGGAACGGCTTCGGTACTCGTGCCTCAGCGGCAAGTGCCTCCAGGATCCGAACGGCCAGTACTACGGCATCGACGAGTGCCTGGCCGATGGCTGCGGCGTCGACAGCGGTGGAGGCGGAGGCAAGGGCTGCGACTGCGGCTACGGGCTGTCTCACACCGTCTTCAAGGGCGAGATCGTCGCAGCTGCTGGACCGTACACGGCCTCCGGAAAGAAGCATTGGCTTTACACCTTTAACGAGGTGGGAGGTGCGGGACGGTCGGGCACGATGTACAATGAGTACGAGCTCACCGTGCCGAACTCAGGCGGAAACATCGGCCCGGCTACCGCGACCATCCAGAGGCTGCAGGTTCCGACGCTCGAGATCGTGCCCGTCTTCGTGGATGAAATCGGACTCTACTGGTTCCACGAGCAGAATCCCCTACAGGTCACTTGTCCATGAGCAACGGGATAGTCACGGCTGGATGCTGCTGCGGGGCTTGCCCCACGTGCTGCGGTTGGTGGTCGGCGTCCCCTGCGGGACCCGTGGACTTCACGCTCACCTTCTACCAGAACCACACGATGGAGGTCCTGGGCGGGCAGTTCATGCAGCTCGGGTACACGGCGTGGACCATCACGGCGACGCTGACCAGGAGCGGCAGCTGCTGCGACTACAGCACCTGCGGACCCACGTTCAACAACCTGACCCGGTACACCGCCGACGTATGCGAGGTAGCCGCCACCCGGGTGAGCAACATCTACTCGTACGGCTTCACCCGCAGGACTTGCCTCGAAGACGATATCCCTGCCTGCGTGGGATTGCCCGGATGCTATTGCACTCGGTCTCCAAGAGGTTGCGAGTACACGGGCGGGTTCACGTACGACGGGCTTCTGAACTGCACTGACCCGTGCACGAACTACAACAGCCCGTTTGATCCAAACAATTTGCTTCCTCATTACAGGCTTGGAGATCCATGCCATCAGTGGAACTGCAAGAAGTGCAACTACGTCATGCCCATCGGGCAATGCGAATGCGAATGCAAGACGGTGCCTGAGCTCCTGTGGAAGAAGCTGTATGAGGTGCGGGAGAACTACAACGCCACGGTGTTCGGCACTGGATCAGGACCTGCGCTTTGTGGTTACCTTGGCAAGCCCCTCCAGGCAGGCGCCAATGCAGTGATCACGATCTACTGTGGTCCGAACCCATGCGGCGGCACGTGCCAGGTTCCCCGATTGATCTTCACGCCCCGCAACCAGGCACTCATCACGAACGCCATCGAGTATGACGCCACGATGAACCCCTGCTGCCCCAACGGCTACTGCCAGAGCCAGGAACCGTATACCACCTTGATCCCGTACGGCTCGTGCTACGCGACCACGACCACGAACGTGGCGCGATGCTTGCCTGAGTTTCAATTGATGGGCAAGGGGAACCTGTTCAACAGCGCGACGTTCACCAACCCGATCCCTGTGTCCACCTTCGACATCACCCTCGGCATGGGGGTCGAGACAGGCACCCGTGAATGGGGCCCTGGCTACCTGGCCTACACCCAGGCACAGGCCTGCGAGACGGTGAACAAGTCCGCGATCTGCGAAAAGTACGCATGGGATCACAGCGAAGCCGCACAGACCAGTGGGAATCCGAGCGGATCTCCCTACTTTCCAGTCTTCTGTGGAAATAACCGGCTTGATCCGATCGGAAACAACAAGGGTTGCAACAACGTGTTCTCGTCCTGTTGGGGGCCCAGTTGGACTGAGAAGTTCTGCATGGAAAATAGGTCTTTGAACTCGGTGGTGATATGAGATGCTTCTGGGATAACAACGGAAAGTGCAAGCACCCGATGATGGGTGGCGTCGATGCGACGGAGGAGCGATGCCGGCAGTGCTCGTTCTTCTCAAGGGCGTCACGCGAGGCCAATGTCGATCCTGCCGATTACGAGGAGATGGTCCGCAAGCGGGCTCTCTGGGAGCAGGACGAGCGGCATCGTCAGGAGGAGGAGCGGCAGAAGTCGCTGCTTGAGAAGGCAGCCAGCTGGGCAAAGGCTGAGATCAGCCAGGTCGTCAAGGGTCCTGTGGACGACGAGACCTACCGGATGCGGCTTGAGACCTGCAACGCCTGCTTCCGGCTGGAGCGGAAGGCTGACGCCCCTCTCGGGTTCTGCAAGGCTTGTGGCTGTGGCCAGAACGCCCGGGCTGAGCTGACGATCAAGGCGCGGATGCCGGAGGCCAAGTGCCCGATCCAGGCTTGGGGGGATCCTGCTGCGCCCCGGGCTCCTTTGCCTGATACTTTGAGTGGGTGATCCATGCCTGACCTAAAGACTGACTGGTCGTATCCCGTGATGGAGACCACGCTCGACAAGCGCATCGAGCGGGCCGGTGTCCAACGGGGTTTCTCAAGCGAGCTCACGGGGGTGGACGGACGCAGCGAGGGCGGGCTCAAGCCGTTCCCTGGGTTCCGCAAGGTCTACACCCTGGACCAGCTTCAGGCGCAGGCGGGACACGGGATCCTGTCGGACGTGATCGACTTCAAGGCCGTCGACTTCAGGATCGGTTCCGAGTACTACGGCTACGGCTTCGTGTATCGCGCGGTCAACGTGGCCGGCACGGCGGCCGACGTATTCATCGACTACTGGGATTCGGCGAACCAGGTATGGACCAAATGCACCAAGCTGATGTCGAACGTCTCGAAGACGGCGCAGTTCGACGTGGAGGTCTCGGGTCGGTTCATCTACACCTTCGTGGCTGGACGGTCTCCTGCGCTCTTCTATGTGGAGGCGACCCGAACCAAGGAGTACGCGCCCGAGGCGGACTCGTACATCAACGCGGGCGCCACCACCACGAACTACGGAAGCGCTGTCGATATCCAGATCAACAACACCCCCACTGAACGCAGGGGGTTGATCCGGTTCGATACGTCGGCGGAGTCCGGCAAGACCGTGGAGACGTCTGTGCTGAGCTTCACGGTGTCGGGCAACGCGCCCGGTGCCACCACCACCCTGACGCTGAACCCCGTGACCGATCCGGCGCCCGTGGACGGAGACTGGATCGAGGGCCAGGTCACATGGGCCGAGCGGAAGACGGGAACCGCATGGACGACTGCGGGCGGCGACTACAACGCAGGAGTCTCAGCCACTCTATCAGTGGGGGTGGGATTCCTCGGTCGTGTGTCGATCGACCTGAAGACGATCACACAGGGCTTCCTGAGCGGGACGTACAACGCGGCCTCGGCGAAGACATCGCTGATCATGCGGAGCAACCAGACCGGCATCATCAACGTGCCGGCTAGGGGGCAGGCGAATCCAGCGATCAGGCCGCAGCTCGTGGTGACGTACGTCGACAAGGTGTTCCTGACGCCTGTGATCGTCGGGTTGACGGGTACCGGTACTTTGCCGGGACCGGGCAAGCAGCCGTTGCTGACAAGTCCGGAGCGCGGCATCTCGGCGGGTTCGTACACGTCGATTGATTCGGGCCGCCCGGCGAACGCGCAGATCGTGCTGGTCTCCGACAACCCGTACGCCAACGAGAACAACTTCCCCGACCAGACCTCGGGCCTGTGCACTGCGGATTCGTTCCCTGCCCCAGGAGCCGAGACCGTTCCGGGCGGGGCGGGTGGCTGCAGTACAAGCGGTGGACCGTGCGCATCGACGGTGGATCAGAAGACTTCGGACAACCTGATCCTGCAGCTGTTGACGCCTGCGAATCGGCAGACGGGCGTGAGCGTGACGCCAAAGCTCGACTGGATGGCGTACTACACCACGGGTGCATCGTTGTCAGTGAACATGCTGTACGACGTGTTCCTCGTGGAAGAGGGCAAGGGTTCGCTAAGTGACAAGCGGGTGGCCACCGACATCACGACGAGCTACTTCGAGCCCGCGAGCCTGTGGCCGCTGGGCAAGATGCCGTACGGCAAGAAGTTCCTGTGGAAGGTCGTGGCGAAGCGAAACGACTGCAACGACTTCTGTCTGTCGAGCACCACGGGTACGTTCACGACGGAGAACAGGTACCAGGCCCGCAAGTTCGAGCCCGGCGACTACAGCTTCAGCTACGTGCTGGTGGACTCGAAGACGGGACGCAGGAGCGCTCTGAGTTCGGTCGCGCAGGTCCGCAGCGAGGACTTCCTCGTGACGCGGAACCAGGGCGGCAACAGCATCAGCGTGAAGCAGGACCAGTACATGGGCATCGAGATCGTGTACGACTCGGACAAGTACGACCTGCTGTATGCGTACCGCAGCGTGAAGATCCAGGATGCCGGCGGAACGATGATCGCGGGCCTGCCGTTCCTCGACGCGGTGATCAGGCTCGAGGATTACCACACTTGCAAGAATGGCACCGACCGTACCTTCGATCCCACGAACACGACGAACCGGCATGCGATGTACTTCTACGAGCTCGAGGACAAGCAGCTCGTGTACCAGAGCCCGTACGTGGACCGCAGCGTGTTCGACGAGGAGATGCCGTACGGAGGTGCGGCGGCCTTCTACCAGAACACGATGCTGGTCTCGCGGATCGAGAACCCGCTTGAGTCGAGCTCGGACGAGACGCGGATCGACGACCCGCACCGGGGTCTCGGGGAGATGCGCTGGTCCAGCCTGGTGGAGATGAGCCCGGAGCTGTTCCCGCCGTTCAACCGGTACAACCCGACGGTGCCGAGCAACGAGGTCATCTGCTTCTCGAAGGTGGGCGCCAACGTCGTCGGCATCAGCCGCGACAAGGTGTACCACATCCGGAAGAGCGGGCCGTACATCAAGGTCACCGAGATGCACGAGGGCTACGGCATCGTGAACCACAAGGCCGTGGACTCGGTGGGCAGCTCCGCGTTCTACGTGACGAGCCACGGTCTGAAGAGCGTGGATATGCAGGGCCAACTGGATGAGATCAGGAACCTGAACAGCGTGATCGTGCGCGAGTGGCAGGATGACCTTGCCTCGGTGCAGGTGTGCCACGACCCGTTCATGAACTGCTTGTTCGTGCACAATCCGGATCAGGAGGAGACGTACGTCCTCTGGTTCTCGACGAGCAAGACCACCAAGATCGCGGACGCCAGCTTCGCCCTGGTGTCCCAGGGTTCGTGGCCGATCAACTTCACGGGGTCCGAGTACGTGAACGATCTGTCGCGACGGGCGTTCTTCCTGCAGAACAACCAGGAGACCCGGGTCAGCGGCACGGGCTACAACACCTACGCAGGTCCTGCGGTGTACGTGGTCGATCAGGCTGGCGACCGCACGATCAGTGGGGGTTCAGCGGCATGGAACGGATCCCGACGGATCACGACGCTGGACTTCGCGGGGGACAGCCGGTTCCTGGCTTCGGGCGCGTGGGCTAGCGCGATCCCGATCGGTAGCGCCACCGTGGCGACCGGGGCCTGGAAGTTCTGCTACCTGTATCTGGTGGCTTCGACCGCGAACCCCGGCAACGTGGGCAAGAAGGCGAAGATCATGCACAACACGGCGACCAACGTGTACATCGACAGTGTGGTGTACCCGTGGGTCACCTCGGCTGCGGCGGGTGACGTGTTCGTGGTGAGCCCGGTTCCGTTCGAGTGGGCTGGGCATCCGCTGTCGCTGTCCACCGAGAACGGCATGGTGTTCTCGAGCGCCGACCTGTTCCGCATGAAGGTGCTGAGCAGCATCGGTGCATCGTTCACGGATGTGGCTGGGCCGCCGGTCACGGACTCGGTGACGGCGACCAAGCCGTTGAACCGGTACACCGGGTTGGCGTACTCGGGCACTTCGGAGAACCCGGTCGCTACGGCGGCCACCAAGGACACCAATGGAAACCTGTATGCGTCTGTGGAGGATGATGAAGGCGTGGTGTACGCTGCCTTTGGATCTGATGCTTCTGATGGGAAGTACGGTGTCAAGGGCAACTCGCTGACACCGGGCATCCGAATCCTGTGCCCCGATCTCGACTTCCGGCTTCTGGGCTGTATCGTGCGCGGCAGCATCACGTCGGTCGAGCGAACCACCAACATCAGAGGTAGCTGATGAGCCAGTTCCGGTTTGGAAACCTTCCGTCCCCGTCGCAGGACCCGCTGTCCTCGCTGGTGACTCCGACTCCCCGCAACCAGGGTCGGCCTGGTGGCACCCCCACTGGTCAGCGTCCTCCCGAGGCGCCACGCCCGATGAACCCGTTGCAGGGTCGCCCGGGAGCCTCTTCGTTCCAGACGACGGCGCCGAGTTCGTTCAACCGTCGCGGCATTGTCCCCATGGGGCAGGTTCCGACCCCCCGTGGGCAGCAGCCGAATCAGATGCAGTACATGGGCAACACGGTGTCGCAGGGTTCCCAGCCTTCATTCACCCCGGGCGCCGGCATGGTTCCTATGGGTCTTCCGGCTGGCAACATCGGGCAGCAGTTCATCAACTGGGATCAGGCGCTGGCGAACGCGATGGGCATGGACATCGCGAACCAGCAGGGCGCCATGAACCAGCAGTACGGCCAGATGCAGGGCCAGATCGGGCAGTACGAGCAGGCTCTCCAGCAGGGCCTCGGAACCCTGCAATCAGTGGGGGTGCAACAGCAGCAGGCGCTCCAGGGCATTGCGGGCGGGCTCGAGCAGAAGGGCCAGCAGGGCTACCAGGAGTTCAAGGACTTCCGCGACCAGCAGATGGGCGCGGTCGGACAGGACATCACGAAGGCCAATCAGTTCGCGGCACAGGCCACGCAGAACTACCAGCAGGCCATCGCGGACTTCAAGGACACCAGCGCCCAGGATGCGGCGAACGCGGCGTTCGGTATGCGGAGGAACGCGCAGGAGCAGATGGCGCAGATCGACATGCTCGATGCGTCGCCGGCGGAGAAGGCTGCGCTGAAGCAGACCATGATGGCGGACGTAGGTAGCCAGGTCACGCAGACCGTGACCGGGATCTACAGCAACATGAACCAGACCGTGGCGTCGATGCAGGGCAACCTGTCGAGCCTGATGGGTGCGCAGTCGCAGACGGCGATGGCCGGCGGTCAGTTGCGGGGCCAGGTTGGTACGGCGTTCGGAGCGCAGACGCTGCAGGCCCAGCAGATGAACCAGCAGATGAGCGAGCTCGGTGCGAACCTGCGGGTGATGGGAGAGCAGGCGCTTGCGAGCGCGATGCAGCAGTCGGTGATGCTGGAGCTGCAGGGCCGTCAGACGGTGGCCCAGATGATCCAGGAGAACCCGCGACAGTTCGTCAGCATGTTCGCAGGCATGACCGGGTTCCTGGCTGCGGCCACGACGCCGGGCATCGGACAGATCAGTGTGCCTAACTTCGGAGCCATCGGATGAGCCGGATCCCATCGAACACGGAACAGTTCCTGAGCGGCATTGCGGCTGGTACGCAGGCGTCTGGTCAGGCTGCGCAGAACTTCCAGATCGCGGAGCAGGCCCGGCAGGGACGGCAGCAGCTGGCGCTTCAGCAGCAGCAGCTCGGGCTTGAGCAGCAGCGGATGCAGCAGCAGGGCCAGCAGTTCGAGCGCGGTCTTGAGGCTGAGTCTGAGAATTACCGGAAGCTCAATGAGAGCCGGGAGCGCATGGCTCAGGCTGAGATGGGCCAGCAGCAGTCACAGTTTGGTCAGAAGATGGCGTTCGACCGGGAGCAGGCGAACCTTGAGCGGTTGATCGGCGTCAAGATGAAGCAGCTCGACATGGACATGATGCGCAACGAGCAGGAGATCGCGGCGATGGCCGACGATGATCCGAGGCTTGCGGAGGCGCGGACCAAGCGTCGGAAGCTGCAGGCGGATGCGCGGAACCTCGAGCAGATGATGGGCTCAAGCCAGGTTGCGATGCAGCTGGCGCAGGGGGTCCGTGGCGATCGGCTCGACGAGGTCGATGCGCGGCTTGATGCGTTCAAGAGCGGGCTCGATACCCGTAAGCAGATGGCGATGCAGGCCATGCAGAATGGCTTGGATTACGCGGTGCTCAATGATGCCCGCGAAGGTGGGTTCATCAAGGAGATGGCCCGCATGTCCGTGGCGGATATCCCCGGGATGCAGCAGGCAGAGGGCGGTCGTGGCTTCGGGACTACGGCGATGCAGATCCTCGGCGACAATGTGACCAAGTTCTTCTTTGGCACGGGAGACAAGGCCTTTGCCGAGGCCAAGGCCACCGAGTTCCAGAAGAACGGATCGGCCATGGCGGTGCAGATCGTGCACAACGCCTTTGACCTCAACGGGGACGCTTTCGGCCTTGACGCAGGAAAGAAGGCGGAGGCTGCGCAGGTGGCCGCCGACATGGTGGCCAAGGCCGCGATCCTTGCGGGTGCCGATCCGCAGGTGCGGGCGGGCAAGGATGCCGGGCGTCAGGCTCTGAAGCAGGAGATTGCGGCGGGATTCGGAAAGCTCCGCGCTGCAGGAATGGGTGACGAGCAGATCGCGGCGATGCTTGAGGGCCTTGAGTCCGTGAGCGAGAACCGTGCCGAACTGCTGAGGACGTACGTTGAGAAGGATCCAAACTCGAATCAGGCGGATCTCCTGAACCGAAGCCTGTCGAATGTCGGACGGATCCAGGATCTGCTTGAGAGCGTGGCTGTCGATGATGCGCTGATGCAGCCCAACCGGGGCAAGCTGGTCGATCACTCGAAGTACGACTGGACCGGAGTCACGCGGAAGGCGCGGCTTGCGTACGGCATGGGGCAGAACGAGCAGCTCGAGGGCCTGATGGGCGAGCTTCGGGCGCGAGGCATGACGGATCAGGAGCTCAACGAGGTGTCGAAGCTCCTCATCGAGAGCGACCCGAACCTGCAGTTCCTCCGGCCGGAGGAGTATGCGCAGGCGCTGCGCGGCATGGGCGCTCGTCAGATGGAGCTCGGACTTGAGGCCGAGACTGCGGGCGAGGACATCGGCAGGATCCAGGGGCAGGTGGTCGCGCGTGGGCGCCTGCAGGGATTGTCGGAGGCGGAGCGTCGTCTGGCTGAGATCGCAGGACTTGCAGGAGGCTGACCATGGCAAAGAAGAAAATGCGAGACATGCTTCCCTCGGAACTCCGTAATCTTTCTAGCAAGGAGCTGGAGTCCCTGGCTCGAACTCCTAAGAAGGCAGAGTTTGAGATGCCTACCCGGGAAGAAGTGGCTGAAGTTCGCAAGCTGGCAAATAACTTTGTCTCTGGAACAATAACCAGAGAAGAGTTCATGGCCGAGTTTGACAACTTGGAT